TTTCCATTCTTCGTAAACTATTTTCTGTGTATCACTCAAAGGCTACCACCTCTATGTAACGCGGGAATGTCTTTTCTATATCCATTTTATAGAGTTGAATCTTAGACGCTAGGTCTACGTTTTGTGTTCCTTCGGGTATCAATACACTTCGGTCATCACTCATTAGTAAATCGATAGCAACCATTTTTGTACAAATATCCTCTATTGCTTTGTCTACGTATCTCTCACCATATATGTAAGATGTCTTAATCGCATTCCACTCAAAGAAAGGGTATGAATTATTGAAGTAGATAATACCCATTTCATGGTCTATCCACCAATCTCGTAATCTACCTTGGTCACCACTCGCACTTCCGCCCTGTAAATCGACTCGTAGTCGCTGTTGGGTTAAAGTGCCAGTAATATCAGAAAGAGCAGAACCTACAACTATGGTACAACCAGTAAATGATGTTGAAGTCTTACCTGTGTATGAAAAGACCTTTCCGTTCTCATCAACCACAACACCCGCATCAGCAAACGCACCTTGGGAAATTGACGTAATAGTAAACTGAGCACTACTATTACTACCAGTTATAGTAATAACGTCGTTAACTGAGTATCCTTCTCCGGGGGATTCGATAGTAACCGATTCAATAACCCCACCATTTGCTGTCGTATTGACAGTGAGTCCACTACCACTACCGCCGCTTGTACTCACATTTGATGCGCTAGAGTACCCAGTACCTCCGACTAGACTACCAAATGCTGTTACACTGTCTTTACCTATGGTTGATGTAGTGTTTATTGTAGTGCTACTCAAACTACTGAAAGTTGCAACTGAGCCAGCAGTTTGACTCAATTCTATATTACTATCAGTAACTACGATACTACACGATTCACCAGCAGTAGTCTGTCTCATACTACTAATCTTTACAATACCTGTACCATAGTCAGAATTAGCAGTAGCGAGAAACTCATTATGTACTGCCACGTTACTAGTGCTACCTTCTAATGTAAAGTTAGGAGAAAAGACAACATCGGTTTTACCTACTCTATCTTCTTTATTGATTAAGTCTGCAAGATTCTGCGCAGTTGTTACTTTATCAAAATCAGCACGCCAATTCGCAGTACCAGTGCCGATTGTCAACAAAGATGCGCTTCCATTGCCGGGTGAAATGACTATTGAGCCTGTTAAGGCTCTTACATCATCGGGTAACTTTATTCTAGCCTCGGCAGCAGCAATTTCTCTATAATCATCTCCTTGCCATAGTTCTAGTCTCAAGACTTGTTGCACATTTCTAAACAACAAAGGACTAGTACCTACGTAATCAGTATAGTATCTACGTCTATACGGTTTGTATGTATCGAAGTTAATGTATTCTGCTTGCACCAAATACGGTCTCCAAGCATTGTGAGTTCTGTTGTCGATGTGGTCTTGCATACGAAGTATAACTTCATCAACTTTCTTTTTTGTAATACCTCTAACTCTACCATCGGTAAACGAGGCTTGATTCTGTACATAGGCGTTATCTGCAACTTCAAAATTAGCATGAGTGATTGAATCTGCAAAACCTAATCTAACACCATTAATTGTTGACGTTATTCCGTTGATGGTTCTTTCTAATCCTAATGGGTCTGCATCACTATAAATCAATAAAGTATCACCGACAGTAAATCCGATGTTTCTATAATCAGCACCAGTGACAAATATACCAGTTGCTTCGGAATCAGAACTAACTAGTATTGCTTCTTGCGGTCCTATGTCTAGTAAGTCGGCTACTTTCTGTGCTGTGGTGTAGACAACTGCTGTTGGGTCGAGTGGTCTTGTTTCTCCTTCACCCGGACTAAACACTTGTGGCATTAAAGTCGCGCCTCCTCATTACGTGTACCGAGGTTATACTCCATAGGTTTACCGCATGAACCACAAGTTGCTCTCCATAAGAAGTGTAGCAATCCACAGTGTTTACAGCGCGTACCTGCTCCTATATCGAGCACGTCTGCAATTTCACTGGTTCTAGCCCTCTGTTTAGTGGTAATACCAGCCAAAGGAGAGTCTGTATTCACAGTATGAGCGTCGTAAGTAATATCTGCGCGAACTGTTTGTTTTGCTGCTCTGCCAATGTCATCAATATCAAGCGTCTGTAACTCGAACCCTGACATTCACTCACACCACCTTCTATCATGCTTTCTGATATACTACTAAGAATATATTACCCAATACTGTAATCGGCTCTACTGAAATTATCTTTGCACTAGCATAACCAGTTAATGCTTCAATGTCAGTAGTCATAGCAGTGCTTAACGCACCGTCATTACCTGCACCTGAGAAGTCTCTAGGGCTGTAAGGTCCAATTACTTGTATTGCTTTAACCATCTAGGTCACCGCCTCAAGAGCGGTTTCCTATCGCCGTAAATTGGTAAGCAGCGCCACTGACTGTACTCTCTAAGTAAACTAAAGTACCATCTATTCCTGAACCGGGTGCATCACGTGCAGTAGAACCTGAACCGTTTATTACGAAGGTGTCTATGTTTGCTAGTAAACCTGAAAGGTCAATGTGCCCACTAGTTACACCAGTAGAAGTTAAACTACCTGTTACTACTGCTTTATTTCCAAATACTGTTGGTCTCGCGTCTATTGTGCTTGCTATTAATGCCATTTTCTTATTCCTCCGTTATTTCTGTTTCTACTGCTTCTTCAATTGCTTCTTCTACTGGAGTCTCTTCGACTACAATTTCTTCTACAATTTCAGGAGCGGCTTCGACTATGACTTCTTCGACAGGGGCTGGGCTTAAGACATCTTCCACCATTGCAAGCAATGAGGACTTTGTTTTGTATCCATTAGATACTTCCATACCCTTATCTCTTAACCATGAAGCAATGTCTGCTTTTACCCAGCCACTATCAGGTATTCCGTCGTTTAGTAAATCGTATGCCGCGCCTTCTATTACAAACAATGATGGTTTTAGTTGCCTTTTATTAGCATCTAACCAATCTTGTGTAACCTCTACTACTCGACCCCTAGTCCAGTCACCCATAGAAGTGTCTGCATTAGGTCTCATGTAGAGATTACCAATGTATGTAACTGTCGGCAGTAAAACCACCTCAGTTGTACATTACCATGATGTCGCCAACAACGTCTGCTGCTCCACCCACTACGTGTAGTGTAAGAGTCAAACCGTTTCTTGAAATATCAAGAGCCATGTTGTTGCTTGCGTGTGCATCATTTACTGGTGCTGCGTCATTCTCTTGGATGAATACAGTCAAAATGCTGCTTATTCCACCACTAAGGATGATTGTTTCGTTATCTGCGCCACCTGTAAAGGTAATCAATGCCATTTTTGGTGCTGGGTCGTATCCGTTTGCTCCATCGCTGTTTACTGCGCTGAATGTACCCGGACCACCGCCCGGATATGATGTGTCTGCTGCACCATCTAACCACTCAGTAGTGCTGTGAGAACCTGCTCTAAGTTCCCATGCACCTACTAGTGTTGCTGTTGCCGTTCCGCCTAATGTCAATGTATCTGCCATATCTTTTTCCTCCGTTTATATTATCTCCAAGACAACCTCACTTAAGGTCTCTTACGCTCCCTTGTGCTCCGAAGAAAGTGGTCCATAGTTCTCCCATGGTACGGTATAGTCCTTCTTGGCCTAGTCTGTTAATTGCGAATGGGTCACCAGTTTCGATACCACTCTCAAAGTATTGTGTTGGAATTGCTGTACTAAAGTGCAAGTAGTCTGTATCTAAGTAGTAGATTCTTGATAGTGTATCAGGTGCCATGTTCTTTGTTGGGATGATTGGTACACCGTTGTATGTTGCTACGATGAAACCAGCCTCGATTCCGGGTACACCCTTTACACCGTTGTAGGTAGGGGTAACTCTCTTCTCTTCCATGAATCTCTGTTGTGATTGTAGAAGTTGTTGGATTCTCATTAGAGTATCGTATCCAGTTAGCATAACTTTCGGGTTTCCACCACGAATCCACATCTTTTGGAACATCTCGTCTAGTAAGTCTAGAGATAGTGTTCTGTCAACAGTTGAACCGCTAGAAGAGTTAACACTCATTTCTGCGTTTGACCATGAGTTTGATGCTCTAGAAATACTGTACATATCCAAATCTCCGTCTAAGTCTACGTGTCCTGATGCTGCACTGATTCCTGTTGTTGCGTTTGCACTGTTTTGGAAACCGGAAGTAACTCGGTCAAGAGACTCGAAGTTGTTACCTGCGAGATTGGTTACGTCATCGCACATCATTTTGTTGATTACCTCAGCATGATGTTTACCCATTTCCTCTTTCATTACAGAGCGTATGTCTCCCATTCCGTCATCCTTGTCAGCAAGGAAGATTGCAGTTTCAGACATATCAAATGTGTGTGCGATAGTCTTTGGTTTTGCTGCTACATGTTGGAATACAGGTTTGATTGTTTCAGGTAGTGTTGCGTTCTCTGCAACACCGCTTCCAGCAATTGCACCATTGTTAGGTCTGTTAGTGATAACGCGCCATCCGCTTCTATCCCACGGTTTCTTTGGTAGTATAGAGAATGCATTGAACTCTTGGTTCAATTGTGACCATACTTTGCGACCATAGATTGCTTGGTATGTTCCACCTGTTGTTGACAGCATAGGGCTGTCGGCCTTGAGTAATTCACTACCGGAGTATGAGTAACCCATTGCGTTACCTGCTCCATAGTAGTATCTTTCCATGTCAGTTATTGTTCGTACATAATTTCGTGCCATTTTCTTTATCTCCTTTTATTTTTTAATATCTAATCTCACTCGAAAGCCTTTGATGCCAAGTTATGAACTTCATCCCATGACATGTTAGCCAAATCCTCCGTTGATGGAACAGTTACTGCTGGTGCAGTAGATTCCGATTTTGTGATTGCTTCTCCAGTTTCTGCTGGAGTAGTGATTGCTTCAATGCGCTCTGAAAGTGCACTAATTGCTTTTGTTATCTCGTCTAGAGGACCGCGTGCATCGTATGCTGCTGCTTCCGCTTTTGCGATTTCTGCTGAACGCTCAGAAGCGTATCTGTTGGCAAAGTTGCTTTCTAAAGAGCCACGGAACTCTTCTTCAAGAGCAGCCGCTTTGTATACTTCGTATGCAGACTCGATGTCTGAATCTGATAATGTTGCAGGGTTAATGAAATCTGATTTCTTAACGTCACCAGCACTTCCAGTTGTTTTACCAAAAGCGTTAGTAGATGGTTTTCCACCTTCTTGTGCTCGACCTTTTACTTGCCCAGTGTGTTGTTCGTAGTTTGCATCCCATTCTTCGGGTGTAGAACCTAGATTTGCTTTTTCTAGGTTATCAAAGTGAACACGTGCCTCAGCAGTGTCAACTCCAGCACTCTTTAGAGTGTCTTCCATCCAGTTAAGATAGTCAGATGTGATAACATCAGAATATTCTGACTTTTCTACATCAGCATCTTCTTTCTTTTTGTCATCTTTTGCATCTTCTTTCTTACCGTCTTTCTTGTCAGCGATAGCCTCTTTCAATGCTGCTGGCATTTCGCCTTTCTCCATATCGTCAAGCCTACCTTCTAAACGAGATAGTACGCTGCCAAGTTGTTTCATCATTTCATTATCGTTTTCTGTTTCTGTCAATTTATTCACTTCCGTGTTATTTTTATCTTCTTTGAGTATGCTGAATGTTGCTTCGGGATTGATGCCTTTTTCACAAATCGTTATTTCGTGTAGTTCCAGTTTACTAATTTCTTGGTAATCTCCTCGTTTTGGGTCTGATTTTCTGACTCTCTTAAACGCTTGACCACCGATACTGAATCCTCTGAGAACGCCTTTTCTGATTTCTGCTGAAACCTCTTTTGCTTTCTCGATGTCGTCACGCAGTTTTACTACCACAAACATTCCGACATCATCGACTTCGCTTTTCCACAACCTCCCTTCGTTATCTGTATAATTCGGTACTACATCTCCAACTTGTATATTACTGTGAGCCAATTGAACGTTTCTGTATGACGGATTTTCCATGAACTTCCGAAATGCGTGTTTCAATGCCTCCTTTGTTATTACGTCGCCTTGCTTGTCTACAACTTCCACACTGGCATAGCCAGCGACGATGAGGTCATTAGCACCCTTAAGGATACCAATTGTCTCTTCGCCAGTTCTGAATAGTTGTTTACTACCGAGCACACTAACCCTTGTTACGTAATGCCTTACTACATATATGCTGCGGGACTACTCATCAAGGTTTTTATCATCGAAAACGCTAGACTGCGAGGCTGTTTGTTCTTTTTTCTGTTTTCTACCCGGATAATCTTCCGGTTTCTCCAAGTCCTCAGTAGGTCGTTTCTTCATATCCCAATCAGGTAAAGACTGTTCTGCTGTCAAAGAAGTAGGTCCACGTGGGCTTTCTACACCCCCTCCAACATCTATCCCTAAACCACGTCCGGCCATGTTACTATGTCCTTTTTCCATCTTATCTAGTGCTCTCTCAATAAGTAAAAGCGCTTTTGCCATTTCATTAGGCTTCATAATTAAATTGCTATCTTTCTTTGGTTTTAGAATGCCAGCACTTTGTTCTTCTATTTTATCAGAATCAATGTGATTAACAGCAACCTCGCTGTCTCCCTTTACTTCTAACTCTTCTTTTAACAATTCAGTTAATCCTTCTTGCCAATAAGACTCAAGACTCTTTGCTAACTTTAACGAGTAGTCTGAGGCAGTAATTTCTCCTATCGCAGCAACAGGGTTGACTGCTTGATTATCTACAATATCATATTTCACGACATCTTCGGGCAATCTAATAATAAAGTGACTATCATCAATCTCCATAGTAAATGGAACATGGTAAGTAATATCAGATTTAGCAAGCATAACCCACTTTGGGTGTTTCTCTTCACCTTTCATGTATGTAGACTTAGCATCACGTAGTAATAATTTATCAGAGTCTTTGCCTAATTCTTTTACAGCATCTTCTAATCCAACCTCATCTGTGATTCTAATGTCGGATGGACTAGGTACAAAGACAGGATGATAACTTTCAAATTGTCCTCTTAAGATTTTGA